GGTCATTTTCTTGGTGATAGGTCCACCAGATAACCATGCTGAACAGGTACGCTCACCTGCACATTTAAAGTCAAACAACTCGCAATAACCCAGATTAGCCGCACCTTGGACATCTTTGGCATAGCCATCAGTCTCTTCATCAATGCCTTTTAGGATGCAGTCTAACATCTCAGGGGTTTGGATAAAGGCAGCGCAGTTACCGCAACGCATCTCTTGAACATCATCAATAGATACTGACCACATATCAGCAAGGTTCTGCCAGTACTCTTCGTTTTCCTCTTCAGGATTAGCAGGACCATAGTCAACATTCTTGATAGCCCAATTACGAGCCTTCAAGTTAGCTTCAATGTCATAGGTTGCGATAGGGCATTTCATTTCTTATTCCTAGCAGATATTGCTTTAGCTTTTGCCTTTGCATCAGCCTTTGAACTTGCTCCCCAAGCTTGTAGGCTTTGCAACAAACGAGTGGGGCTTCCATCGGGTTTTCTCTCAGGACCTGGCATATTACCCATTCGAGCAAGAAAAGAAGCTCTTCTTGGATTGTCACCAGACTTTACTGGTGCTTTTAGATTACTGCCTGGATTCTCTCGTTCATAAGACTTCCGACCCTTTTCATTGAGTCCACCTTTAGAGTTTTTCCCCTCTTTACGAGTCCAAGCTGCAGTCATTTTTTCTTAGCAGTCTTAGCCGCTTGTTTAAAGGCTTTATCAGTAGGAGCGCCCTTAGTGCCAGGTTTACGCATCTTTTCCTTAGAGCCAGCTTTTATGCGCTCTTGTTTTGCATGGATGTTTGCGTATAAGCCTTTCACTTCTTGCTCCGATTGGTAGCAGTGCGCTGACCACGCTTTGGCATATTGGCTTCAGACATTGCAATCGCAACAGCTTGGTCACGGGATTTAACTTTTTGACCAGAAGAAGACTTGAGCTTCTTGTCTTTAAATTCACCCATTACCTTGCCAATTTTTTTAGCAGCATCGTCCATTTTCATAGAAATCTCCAGAAAGGTTGCACAATAGTACCATATTGTGTTAAACAAAAAAAGAGCTACTTATTAGGTAGCTCCAAAGGCAACGGCATCAGACTAGCCCACGAATCAACCTTTTAATCGGTTTATTCCAAGAACTGCTAGATCCCCATGAGATGGTGGCGGCATCTGTGGCAAATGTCAATACAAAAGCATCAGCCATGTCAGGAGACTTTAATCCCCTCCTGCGAATATCATCCTTAGACTCAATCTTGATCTTGCCATTAGAGGTAAATGTGTACCTGACAGTTGCCAGTTCTGCAATTAAATCCTCATTAGCAGGAATCTTACAGTCCCTTTTTTCTAGCCAAGCCTTGGCTTTGTGCCACAGTTCTGCTCTCAGGTTCAAATAAGTACCACCCATTGCAGGACTCTCAGAGACATTAATCCCACGGGCAGGAAGTCTTAATTCTCTTAGTCGGTCAACAACACCTGCTCCCAGACCAATTGAGTCAACCAAGATCTCAGCAGGTCTATTCTTATGGTCACAAGCCTCATATTGAGCAACCACAGCGCCTGTTAACTGCATTAAATCCAGATTCCTCCACCGCTCTAGGGTATGGACTACATTGGATTGACGCTTACACAAAACTGACGAGTCTGAACCAAAACGAGCCACATCCAGTCCCCAAATAATCGGGGCATCTTCATAGGCTCTGGTATCTCGATGTTTGGCAGATTCAAGCAGTTCCATAGGAATGATGGTGTCATCATCACTACGGGGGAATTCTCCAAGAACACGGATTCTGAAAGCGTTAGATTCCTCGCCATAGCGGGATTTCATATCTTCTACATACTCTTTACTGACACGAGTAGAGTCAATACAAGAGACTCGTCTAGTCCACCATTCGTCTTTCAGTCTATTGTGTGTGTCAAAAAAGAACCCAGAAGACCGAACAGGATTACCCAATAGGATGGTCAAAGCGTTGTGTCCAGACATAGAACCAGCGGCAGCCTCAAAAACCGCTTCAGGAACGCCAGAAGCCTCATCTGCTACCAACATCACATTATCAGAGTGAACGCCTTGTAGAGCCTCTGGCTGTTCTGCTCTAGATGTTCTAGCAGAGATAAACGCCTCAGTAGCGGAAGCCTTAAGTTCTATCCTCTCTTGTTTGACATCAAGTAGCTCTTGGATCGGTTGGGGTAGTTCTTTCACCCATCTCTTGAGTTCAGCAAACAAAGCATCATAAAGTTGGGCAGAAGTAGGGGCAGTCACCACTACTTTTACTGGATACCTGGTCAACAAAAACCACAACATCGCCCAAGAAGCAGTCGTTGACTTACCAACCCCGTGACCAGAACGAATACTAATCTTTCGCTCACCAGAAGCTACAGCATTCAAGAAGTCTTGCTGCCACTCATCAGGCTCTACTCCAAGTACTTCTTTGACAAAAAGAACAGGATCAGTCCTGTACAAGGTGATGAACTGGATAAAGGGGTTATTCATTGTTTTCCAAAGTTATTGGTTCCACCTTACCCATGTGCTTTAAAGCTTGTAGATGGAGGTCTCCCAACGAGATATTCACTTGGGTCTTAGCAGTGTCTCCATAGTTCTCAGGATCAAGCTTAGATGCCATCCACTTTCTCGTATCAACCTGGAGTCTAGCTTTGTTAACACCACTGTTAGATGTCTCATCAGCCTCATCTGCAATCTCCAAAGCCTCTTCAGCCAGTTTCTCAGCCTTTAACTTTCTCGCCTTCAGGACCGCATCCCTACGCTCATCAGTATGGTTTATCCAGAAAGACAACATAGGTCTAGAACACTCTATGAACTCAGCCAAGCGTCCAATGGTCATCCCTTGGCTTATGTGGGCGGTAACGAACTCTATCCCTCCCAGACTCTCTATCTTCTTCTCCAACGCTCTCCTCATAGGAAATCCTGCCATATCTTCTCCTTGATTTAATGTCTACAAATTCTAAACTATAAAAAAATTTTTTGAAGGGGTCTTTTCCTGTTGGGGGGAGGGGTAGGGGGGTCTTGAGTGTGTTTATGAGATCCATAGGTGTTTATGTGAATCCATATGTGTTTATGTCCCCTGCCACAGTGCCCCCTCACTTTAATCGATGGGGGGGGTAAACCCTGATGTACATCCATACAGTAGTACTAACCCTTAAGGGTAAACCCTTAGGTAGAAACCCTAATAGGGTAAACCCTACTGTGTTTTGGTCCAGTACTGTACGCCTATCCAGCTCCTGGGGTAAACCCTTAGATCCAAGGTTATGCATATTTTGCATAGTTTGTCTCAGACACGCAAAGAGGTAGTGTTTAGGGATGTCTAAAAGGTTTCTCTATAGGTTTCTGATTAGTATCTAACCTAATCCCTCTCCCCTTATCTATCCCTCTGTTAACCCCTATCTAATCCCTTATAAGAGTAGAAGCCCTAGTAATGGGCTAACCCTTTATTTCCGAAGATCATTTGTAGCTACAAAATCAAACTTAAAACAGAGGTTCTAAGGGTTTGTACTTAAGGGTTTTTAGTTCTGAAATTCTTTATTGAGGATGAAAAAAAGCTCAAAAGTTGGTTACATTATTCATGTGCCTGATCTTAGGTACTCACTTAAAAGGCGTTAATATGAAACTCAAAACAATCTTCTATGTCTACTCTGATGCAACTATGTCTGCAATGATGGCTATCGGGTTTGTCATTGAATTGGGATGTGCATTAGGTCTATACCTTCACGATGCATCTTTCTTGTCTTTCCTATGTCTGATGGCTTCTAGTGGCTTTTTGGTGGCTTCTATTGGCTTTGCTTTTAATGTCTATCGTGACATTAAGAAATCTTCTATCAACTACATCTAAGGCATCCCATGAAAACAGTAATTTTTGAAGCCCTCTGTGGCATTGCCCTTTTCTGTGGTGCTTTGGTCCTGATGCTTGAATACTTTGATGTCCTGATGCCCTGATCTTTTTCTTTTCTTTTTTAATAGGTGTAAACAATGAACTCTCAAGCTTTAACTGAACTCTCAAGATCTGTAGAGGCATCCTCCTATGGTGTCTGTCTTACAGTAGATGGCGAAGACTACCTCATATGGACAGTCAGAAACCAAAAGCTAATCTCTGAAAGGCTTCCTATGTTTTGCACTCCACAGGATAGGCTTAAAGCCCATTTAGTAGGCTTTTGTGCAAATGTTGGTAAGTGATAGGGCAGCTCCCCGAAAACCTGGCAAATAAATCTTTTAAATAGGCGTAAAAATGAAATACATAATTGAATATAGCTTTGTTCCTACTCTCAGGAATCCAACTCTGACAATTGAGACAGATAACCTTGAGTTATTTGTTCATGTATCTGGGCATAATTCTTTATCTTTAACAAATTATGCGAAACAATTAAATTACATCCATGATAAAAATGCAGTTATTGAGCGCATATATCAAGAGAATAAAGAAACAAATGAGTTAAATGTTTTGTATAAAAGCTTTAAACATTTCAGCGAAAAGTTATCAGGCATATTAAAAGATGCCCCTAAAGAAATCTTTATCTAATCATTTAAAAGGCGTTAATCATGGAAAAACTCACTATCACAATTCAAATAGACAAAGCCTATGGAGGTTTTTTGTTTTATCCTGTATGCGATAAAGCTAAAACCTTTGCAAAGCTTACTAAAACTAAAACCCTCTCATACGATGCTATTAAGCATATTAAAGAATTGGGTTATGAAGTAGTTTCAAAAGATTTAACTTATGCGGTGGAGGCAATATGAGTAAATACAAACAACATCCTAAGCTTTTAAATGAGTTTATGCTTTATGAAGGCTTAGAAGAGATTAATTCAGTTTTTGGCATTTTGATTGCATTTAAGGCATATATTAAAAGCGACAGCTACCAAAAATATCATGCGGAAATGATCATTGATTCAATTCAGCATCTTTTATGTAGTGGCACTCAAATTATTGAGGAATGGGTTCAAATAGAAGATACTCAAGAGGAGAATAAAAATGTGGAAGGCTAAATTAGATACTTGGAATTTTTCCTTTGA